CTAAATGTTGCAGCAACGTGAACTCTTTGATTGGCACCTTCTTGCTGGACGTTTGATCCTTCTTGCTCTCTGCGAACCACACGAACAGTAACGCCATCAGCACCTGTTGACTGCAGGAAGATTCTGGTGACATCAGTTGAGTCAAAGTAGACTGTGACGATTCTAGATCCTGAAGCACCTGTGAGCTCATCCATCTGAGACCAGGCGTTGGCGTTGTTCATCTGCCAGATGCGGATTGGCACTCGAGAGTAGATAAACATACCTGCGATATTAGCATCATCTGCGACACCGTCTGTAGGGACTGCTGGAGCAGCTGTGCTTAAGATGACGCGGTTGACGCCTGCGACTAGATTTGTTGGATTCATTTAAAAGCTCCCGCTGTGTTTGTTTTGTCACGCGAAAATATGTGCGCTGTAAACTACATATGAGGCTCTATATTTTAAATCATTGTCTCTCTCGGACCATCTCTTCAAGGCGCTCTAAGCCTTTGTTAATCGTGTCAATGTCAGGGCCGTACGAAAATCTTAAATAATTTTTAAATCTTGATCCCGCGTTCTTCATTCTTTTTCCTGGATTGACATCAAAGAACTCTCCTGGGACAGCGATCACCTTCTTTTCTAAGCAAGCGTGAAAGAAATCCATGCCAGTGTTTAAGCCCTCAGGTAGTGCTGACACATTTCCCCACAAGTAGAATGATCCTCCCGGCTCACAGTCAAATGTTACGCCTATTTTTCTGAGGCCATCCATCATGGCTTGTCGTTTCTGCCTAAACTCTTTATGTATAGACTTTGTTTCTTGCGTTACAGCTTCTGGGCTTAAAAGAGGGATAGCAGCTCTTTGTATTGGGCGTGGGGCGCCACCGTCTAAGAAACTGCCGGCACTATTAATAGATTTAATAACTTCTTTTGGTCCTACAACCCATCCGATACGCCAGCCGGGATATCTTTGGTTTTTGCCAAGACCGTTGACTATTAAAATGTTTTCCTTGTTGACATCATTGATATATCCGCAACAGCTAAGTGTGTCACCTGAGGGCACTCCCTCCCATACATAAGAGCTATAAAACTCATCCATGATTAGTGAACAGCCTGTGTCTCGGCCAACCTTGATCCATTCTCTTAGGTGTCTTCCGGAAATTGTTTTACCTGTTGGGTTGCAAGGGTTCGAGGCAAGAATTGCGCCCAAGCCCTTACCTTGAATTTCTTTTCTTAAGTCTTGATGAGAGAACGTATAGCCGTTGTCAGGATCAAGCATGATCGGTATGGTATTAAAACCTTTAAATGTAGAAAGAAGCTCTTCATATGCTGTGTAATCGGGCAAGAAATGCCCAAGATTAATTGTGTCTATTGCTGCAACAAGCCGGGTTAAGATAGTCCTACCTCCTCCCGCAATTGAAACATTTTCTGCCGTGTATTTAGATTTCTTATTTTTTCGGTAAAGAACATTATACATGTTCGCGATGGCTTCGCGAAGCTCAAGAAGCCCACCGACCGGTGCATACTCATGATCACCTTCATCGATATCAATGTGACTAATACGCTCGAGACCGCCTTCTAAGAACCCAGTCTCAGGTTGGCCTTGACCAAAGTTACACCAGTCTGGATGGCCTCTATAGAAGCCTAATTTCATAGCTGATGCTGTTGTAAAAATTACGCCTGTCTTTGGAACTTGGCGAAACATAGTCTTTGACATAGATGATCTCCGTTAGGGTTACATCTATTAACTATTCTACTTCTATCTCTACATTGACTGAAATTTTCATTTCTGGTAACCCAACATGATCGACTAGTCCTATCTCAAGGCATTCGTCAGCTTCTAAAAACCAGTCTGCTCTTCCACGCTTGTGAATCTCTTTAAGAAAGTAATCTGGTCTTTTACCGCAGTTGGATGACATGAGGCGCATAATTTTATTGTTAAGCCTGTCAGACTCGTTAACATCTGCTTTTAACTCTTCTACTTTTTGACGACTGCTCATAGAGCTAACATCGTGAATCATGATAGTTGCATTTTCAGCAGAATAACGATATCCTTTAGTTCCGCATGAAAGGAGAACTGCTCCGCAAGACATTGCTTTTCCTTCTGCAATAGTCATGATTGGAAGAGACGCGCTGTTTATCGTGTCTATCATGTTTAAAAGAGAATAAACTGCACCTCCATAAGAAGCAATAATAACTGGTATTATAGGCTGTCCTGTATTATGCGCAGCATTAACTTCATCTCTAAACTTTCTTGCAGCATCTTCGTCAAACTTATTAACTGTGACAGTAATTGGATTATATCTTAGCTTAACTTCGCTAATCTTATCATCGATGTGTATAGTTTTTCTCATAATAGGTATCTCCCTGGATATAACTATCCGCACTTTCCATATCCGCAAGATAAACAGGTAGCACAACCTTCTTGATATACTATGTTTGGATCATCGCAGCAATTTTCTAGTGTTCCGCTGCTTACTTTTGTACCGTCAGGAATGTAGTTCTTAAGAACTCTTGCAATAACTCGAGAGAAAGATGAAAAGTCAGTGTCTTTATCCTTTTGAAGCTGTTCAACCATAAATGAAACGGGAGCACCGTGGCGGAGGGCAAGAGAAATAGTTCTGGTAAAAGCTGAATGTGTTGGGTTGTCAAACACCTCTACAACATCTTTGATGCAGAATTCATCTGTTGCATGGCCAAACCTTAGGTCGTACTTAGAATTTTTTGTCTTTCGAACTCTTTTTGTCAATGTCCCTTCTTTGTAATATCTAGGGATCTCAATCTTGTTGGCAAGGCCGCCAAAGACTTCATAGGGCTTACCGTCCATCAAACCAACAAGAATTGTCCACTTCTCACCCTTGATAGAGGTCTGATGAATATCGCAGTCTAGGAGATCAGCACGTTTAGGCGCTGGGTTTTCAGAAAAAGAATCATCTTTCGAAGTAGCATCGCTTGAAACAAGAACTCCAGATCGAGATCCGTCTCGGTACACAGTCACACCCTTTAATCCTTTTTTCCAACCTCGCCAATAAACTTTCTTGACATCATCAACTGTGACGTTGTTTGGAAGGTTAATAGTTTTGCTAATTGCGTGACAGACCCAACGCTGTGCTGCTGCCTGAAGATCTACTGCAGATTCCCAATTGATCTCATTAGCAGTTGCTTCTGCGTATGGACTGTCTTCGATCTCAGTTAATCCTGTTATGTCCATCCATTGCTTAAAAGCGTGGTGATACACATCAAATTCTTGCCACTTATCTCCGAGATCGTCAACGAAATCAACTTGAGCAGTCGGGTCGTTTGGATTAATCTTTTTTCTTCGAGTGTACTTTAGCATAAATGCAGGCTCGATACCGGAAGTTGTCTGCGTTAACACAGAAACGCTTCCGCAAGGAGCAGTGGTGGTTAATGCAATATTTCTTCTACCGTGATCTCGGTGTAACTCTCTAAGCTCTGGAGCTGCCTCAAAAAGACGCTCCATAAACGGATGTCCTTCTTCCTTGTCGAAATCGTAAACCGGGAAAGCACCGCGCTCCGTTGCCATATGACAAGAAGACTCATAAGACCCGATTGCCAAAGTTCTATAAATATTTTCAGTCAGCTTAATAGATTTGTTAGAGCCATACTTTGCTCCGAGCATAGCTAAAGTATCACCAATTCCTGTCACGCCCAAGCCTGTTCTTCTACCTGCTTGTGCGACCTCTTTGATCTTGTTCCACAAGAGAAGCTCGTTTCTTTTAACTTCACTTCCCTCGGGATCTGATTTGATCTTGTTGATTATCTTGTCGACGCATTCAATTTCAAGGTCGATCAAGTCATCCATAAGCCTTTGAGCTTTGCCCGCAACTTCTCGAAAAAGATCGTAGTCAAACTCTGCGTTTTTAGCGAATGCATTAGTGACAAAAGAAGTCGTGTTCAAAAGAAGGAGGCGACAGCTATCATATGCTGAAAGAGTGATTTCACTGCATGGATTAGTACTAATTGTGTGAAATCCATCGTCTTTGTAAATTTGTGCCGGGGTGTAATTTAGTACATTATCCCAAAAGAGAAGTCCGGGTTCGGCGGCTCCGTGTGCAGACTCAATTATCTGATTCCAAATTTCAGTAGCTGACGTTTTTGAAGTTACAGTTTTATCTCCGTCCTTTGCGTCGACAGGAAACCGAAGCTCATAATCTTCGTTATTTTCAACAGCGGACATAAATTCATCAGTCAACCTAACAGAAATATTTGCTCCAGTCACCTTTGATAGATCACGCTTGATATTGATAAAAGTCTCAATATCTGGATGATGGATCGATATTGTAAGCATGAGCGCACCTCTGCGACCGCCTTGGGCAACTTCTCGACAGGAGTTGGAAAACCTTTCCATGAAAACTCCGATTCCGTCAGTTGTCTTTGCAGCGTTAGACGTGCGCAAACCTCGAGGTCGGATTGTTGAAATGTCAAAGCCCACTCCCCCGCGGCGCTTCATGATCTGTACTTGTTCTTGATCTGTTTTTAGGATCCCGCCGTAAGAATCTTGAGGAGAATCTACTACAAAGCAATTTGAAAGTGACTGGATTTGATGTGTGTTACCAATACCTGACATTGGTGATCCTTGAGGTACAACATACTTAAAATCTTTCAGTAGTTCATAAATCTCATCTTCGCACATAGGGTTGGGATATTTTGACTCAATTCTAGCAAATTCCTTTGCAATTCTTCGATGCATCTGGTCGGGAGTAGTTTCAAGATAGTTACCCTCATTGTCTTGTAATGCATATTTAGATGCAAAAACAGATGCAGCGAGTTCGTCGCCATCAAAGTACTGTAGAGACTTTTCAAAAGCTTCATTATAGTTTGTCATATTGAGTCCTGTTTTTAAAATGTTGTTCTATCATATTACTTTTTCTATGATTTGTTTTCTCTTTTGCTAACTTGTTTCCATTTTTGTTGCAAAACTTTTTTAATATCATTTTCATTCTTGCCCTGAGCTTCAGACAAAGTCATTTCTTCAGCATTCTCTATTATAGAAAACATAGACATCGCTGTATTTAATTTGACTGGAAACAAGATTCCGTCGCGGCCTGCTCTATTCTTAGCAATGAAAATACGACCTAATCCTGAGGCTTTTTCTGTTGGCTTTCTTGAGATAGAAATTACAACATCCGCAACTTGAGCCTTACCGTAAGACTCAGACATATTCTCTAAGCCTACGATGTCAGAAGAGGCACTCTCTCTATTGCTTTGAGATGCTGTCCAAATTGGGATCTGCTTTTCCATCGCAAGATTTCTAAGATCTTCGTATACTTTTTTAAGTTCGTGGCGCATAGAATCATACTGACGTGACGATCTCATGATATCTGCATAGTCAATTACAAGAAGATCAGGAATAAATCCCTTTAGAGAGAGCTTTTCAATATGTGATCGAAGAGTTTGGACAGTTGCTGCTCCTGTTGGGTACTCTTTGATTATCAGACGTCCTAGGCCTTCCATTTCTGCATATGCATCCCTTACTTCATCGGAACGCTCCGGAACCTCATTTGATGGGATCATGCAGATATTTGAATCATATCTAAGCCCTGTGGCGTTTTCTGTCAGCTCAAACGTGTAATGAATTACGTTTTTCCCTCTTTTAACAGCTGCAGCACCTAAATTAACAAGCATGTGAGACTTGCCGACACCAGTTGGCGCTGCTACAACGCCGATTTCGCCTTTGCCCAGACCTCCGTTAAGTATGCCTTTTTGGTCAAGCGATTCCATACCTGTAGGCACAGGGTGTCTGCTCACAGTAACGAAGCGTGCTTCCATATCTTCAAACAAGTCGTGACCAATAGAAGGTGTGGTGCCGACTGATAGCGCATTTCTCATAAGATCCATAACTGAATCGAACTTATCTGTTTGAATTAGGTCGACTGCTTGTTCGAGCGCGCCCCTAAATGCCTGCTTTCTACAGAAGTCCAAGGCTTTTTCTTTGACATACTCAAGATCGCCCATGTCGGGATTGTGTCGAATTCTTTGTAAGTATTCAATAATCTGATCTCTTAAGACTGTATCGTTCCCTGTCTTAAGATCATCTCTAATTATTGACACAAGCAGCTGCAACGTTGGAAAATCTTTATATTTTCCGTGGTACTTAAAATATCTATCAGCTAAAAACTTAAGATATTTTAGATCAAAAAACTCAACGTTAATAACTTCGGACATTTGCTCTGCCCAAAGTCTGTCGGTCAAAAGTCCTTGAACGATTTTTTCTTGGAAAGCTTTTCCGTAACTCCCAAAAGAGACACTCGACTCATCGTAAGACACTTATTTTATTCCTTTACTTTACGTAAATCATGCTTAATAAAAGAGCTTCGACATCTAAGCTTTGAACCCCGATTTTTATTAGCTCTCTCATCAGCGTAATCTTATTCTTTGAAGGCTCAAATGTATCTACTATATAATTAATTTGATTCATTTGGTTTGCTGATAGATTTGATGTGTCTAGATAGATTAAGCGCCAGTTTCTTTTCACAACGTCGAAATTATCAACTATCTCTCTATACAGCTTGATTTTTTTATCTATGTTTGCAGAAGCATCGTTAAACACTTCCATTATTGTAGCTTCTTCGCTAGATGCTAAAAAAGGAAATCTTTTTGCGACAGATTTAAATCCTGCCCCCTTGATTCCTTCTATGTTATCAGAGCTGTCTCCTACCAAGCACTTCGCTAGACAGTAGTTCTCTGCAGAAACACCCGTGAGAGTCAAGACATCTTTTGCTTCTACTACTTCCTTCTTACCGAGCCTGTAAATTTTGGTTTTGTCGTTTAGTAACTGATAGTAATCTTGGTCAGAAGAAATTATTACCTTATTTTCATCTCGAAGCGTGTATTTGCACAGGTAGCCGATGACATCATCACATTCACAGTCTCCGACGTAAACTTGACAAACAGGAAGATTTTTAAGAAGCGATATCAGGGTCGCGATTTGATAATTTTTGTTTTTTTCAGTATCAGGTATATCATCGCCGTAAAACCTATTCATTCTTTTAGGCTTTTTTCCTTTTTTGTAGCCTGGATAAATAGATCGTCGCCTTGAAGATCCTCCACCTTCCCAAACAGCAATAATTTTCGTCGGAGAAAATTTATTACAGACGCCTCTAAGAGTTTTAAGAAACCCTACGGCACCTCCGACGTGATATCCATGCGAAGACATTTTAGGATTAGCCGCATAACACCTAATAAAGATGTTCATGCAGTCTAGTACAAGAACTGTATCATTCATTTTATCTGCCTGAAGAGCCAAACCCTTTGTCAGATCTTTTGGTCTGTCTTACTTTGCTGACTTCTACAAAAGAAGTTCCGGAATGTGATGTTTTAGCATGGACAGCATAGATGACAATTTGAGCAACTCGATCACCTTCATTGACGCTATAAGGATCTTTGCCACCATTGTAGAGGATCGGGCAAATCTCACCTCTGTAATATGGATCAACAATTCCCCCAACAGGAAACACAGAATGATTAAGTGCCAAGCCTGATCTGCCTTCTATCTTCAATAGTATTGCTTTGTAGATATCATCATCAAAAGGAGTTTCAGCAAGCGTCAAACCTGTCTGGATTTGCATCGACTCTCCCGGAGGAATAACACATTTTTCCACAGCATAGAGATCCCAACCTACATCACCAACTTTTTGAGTCGGCATAACTGCAGCATCGTGAGTCTTTTTTACTTTAATGGTGAGTGTCAATTTAGTTCTTCCTCTGCAAGGTCCATTGCAATAGATCTTACTTCTTCATAAGAGTTTGTATCAACTTCTTGATTTTCTTTAAATCTCTTTACAAGAATCTCTTCAAGCATTAGCTCAATGTGTTGTGCGTACTCAGGATTCTTTAAAACGTCTTCCATGCCGCTCTTAGTAAATTTTTTCTCAACAATTACTTCGCCAGTTTTGGAATCAGACACAGTAAGCGTCTTCCATGCTCCAGCACCTTCGACAGAATAGTTTTTCCCGTTGGATTCAACATCAGGTGAAGATCTTAGTAGGTCTGTGATTTGCTCGTGCTCTTTAACGCCGACGCCAAAATGAATTTCAAATTGGCAGGATCTAAAAGGTGGCGCGACTTTGTTCTTAATTGTTTTTGCAGAAACATTAATACCTACAACATCGCCTTTTTTGTTCTTTATTGGAGAACCAGCACCAAGCTTAATCCTAATAGAGGAATGAAAAGGGATTGCCATTCCGCCTGGAGTAGTAGTTGGATCTCCGTACATGACACCGATCTTGGTGCGGGTCTGGTTAAGACATATGAAAAGTGTATTCGTATTTCCAATAACTTGAGTAATCTTTCTCATGCCCCTGGAAATAGATCTAGCTTGAAGCCCGATCGTATCTTTATCGTAATCACCTGTCAGCTCAGCTTTTGGTGAAGAGGCTGCAACGGAATCCCAAACGATAGTAATGGGAACGTCTTTGTTCAAGCCGCGAGCTTTAGTGATCGTGGACTCTGCTACTCCAAAAACTTCTTCTGTGCAAGCAGTCTCGATAAACACAAAGCGCTTAGAAACATCAATTCCAAGCAAGCCTAAGTTCTCAACAGATGTTCCGTTCTCGGTGTCGATATAAACCACAATACCCCCCATCGCCTGCGTATTGCGGGCGATTTGGAGGGCAATGTGGGACTTACCGATCGATGGAGGACCAAAGATCTCTACTATTCTTCCGCAAGGAAGACCGCCGCCTTTACGATTAGCTGTAAGATAATCAAGCTGACGGATTCCTGTTGAGACCCAGGCCTTCACATGTGTTGGAGACTCATCAACGCTGAGATTGTAGGCGATACGACTACCGTGATCTTTGTTAAGAT